TGTCCAATTGTCATAAAACTCCAGCTTAGTCTCAGGGTTTCCGTCAATAAAACTATCAGGAAATGTTCCCGCCGTTATCTGTGTCGGTGCAGTTCTCCAACTAAACGTACACTGTGCCGTTATGTCTCTAAATTTTATCCCGCCTGTATTCCATTTAGCAAAATTACTCATTGTGTCCCCTATTGCCAACCAATAATAACTTTTTCTAAAACTACTCCATCTACCCCACCTGTTTCCGTAGCTACGATTTTAACTGAATCAGCAAGGGCAACTTGAAAAGAATAGTAATCTTTTCCATCACTATTCGCCCCAGAACTTGAAGTATGCCCAGTAACTATGTCAGTTTGGTCTACGGGAACAAGAAACTCACCATCTCCAAGTAGAATACTTGCTCCAAATTTACACGTCCCGCTTCCTGTCATTTCGATATAAAGGTTAAAAAATCCTTCTGCAGGATTGACAACTATCTCTCCAGAAGTAGCAACTCCTGAAGCCGCTATTGTCTCGTTCTCAAAAATCGTTGAATGTAGCACTCTTGTTTTCATTATTACTCCTTTCCAGACTGCCACCAGTGGCTATCTGAGTTAATAAATATTATTTTTCGGATGCTGGTTTATCAAATACTTCAGACAAACCTCTCCAATCTCTTGTCTCGCCCTCGATGTTTCTAATGATACCTTCAGTAGCTGTTATCATAGCTCTGGAAGGTATCGGCACTCCGTAACTTAGCAATTCTAAAGGTAAATACATATCTTGTCTTGTGAGTTCAGCGTCTTCGTCAAACAGTTTACTACCAGCATCAAGCATATCTACAATCTTTTTTGGTATCGCCAACACTGGGGAATACTGGTAATCGTATCCTCTTAACCAAGATGTTCCTATATCCCTGGATACGGGTAGCCCACCAACACTATTTAATGCTGTACCTTTAGATATTTCTTTTAGGTGTTCTTCTTCTTGTTCTCTTCCTGTCAAACCATTCCAAGCTGCTTTTGCAAGATGTTGAGTAACAGCAGGAGCAATAGTCATCCACGCTAAAGTTCCTATCACTTCTCTTTTTGACATATGTCCTGACAATCCTTTAGCTACTATCGTTCCTACTTGGTTGTGAAAGATAGACCAATAGGAATAAAATATAGCTACCATTCTTGTAGATTCTCCTGACCGCATTATTAACGGTATATCTTTTGCGGCAGAAGCGGGTTGAGTACTTCGTACAACATTCATTGCGTAATTCGTAGCCATATCAGCATTACCTTTGTATAACTCCAACCCTCTTTTGTACCCGCCGAGCCACGTAACAGAAGCTGTTATATCATCAACTTTATGTATCATCCGGTACCCAAACTTCATCATTTGTGCTTTATGTCCTACGGCTTTAATTTCGGACATCATTTCTATCATATCTCTGTTCCATGTTTTTGACCTTAATGCCATTTCTGGAGACGCCATTTTTATAGCTTTAGATAACTCTTTCGGACTCCGCATGTACTGTCCTAATGCTTTCATAGAGTTACCATACCCCATTTCAGGCATCGCTGTGATAAAAGACAAAGACTGTTTCACAGCAATTTTAGGATTCAGAGCTAAAGCCGCAAAGGTTACATTTCTCCTTGCTTTACCCATAACAGTATCAAGTTCAGTACGAGTTGGACGAGCTAAGTTTTTTAACCAAGGATCAAATTGCTCATATATTTTGCTGCCCATAGAACTTTCAACTGCTTTTTTAAAATCTGCATGACGTGTTAAACGCTGTATATCATTCAGTGCTTCCCAATGAGTGGCGTAATGAACAGTATCAGCGAGATGTTGAGTAAGACCTTTAAACTCAAGTTTCAAAGCTTTCACTCCACCTTTACGAGCAAAAGTAAAAGTATCTACAAGTTCCGCCCGAAACAAATCAGGGGCTTGGTCTAAGAAAATATCGTCGATAGAAGAACTAATATTACCAAATCTTTTATCCCTTAGAATCGGAAAGTACCGACCTTTCTTGGGTCTTAATAAAATCTCTCCTGTTTTCTTTTTATGTACTTTTGCCAGTATAGGGTACATCTCATCAAGGGTATCGAGGATGCCATCTACAAGTTTTAAGTCCGCTTTATTTAATGCTTTGCTTAGAAAGCCCATTAATGCTCCCCGTGATACTTGTAGCCCTTCAAGAAGTGCATCCATGTTATCTGCGTGTTTTGTATTCAAGTACATTAACACTGCTGTCTCTTTGTTAAGAGGGTACTTTCCCAGTTTGCCACTGGTGGCAGTCCAATATTTTCTTGGTTTCATTTTTGTAGCAAGTTCATGAGCTTTAAAAATATCCTCATACTTGCCAAAAATCTTAGCTCCTAATCTTTCTTTAGACACTTCTGCCTTTATTACGTTGTTAAACACATACTTCCAAGCCGGACCGAATTTTTTAAACCCGTCTAATTGGTAGCATATAGGTTCTATCCTTTTCAGAGTAGCTAAGAAGCCACCTGCAACATCAGCAGTAGATTCTCTTGCGGCAGCTATTGCTCCTAATTTTCCTTTTGACAGCTCTTCTAACTGCTCTCCTATAATTCTCGGCTGTGACATTTTTAATTTGGGTATTGTCGTTTGTGCGCTTTTATTAATCTCTGCAGCAAGGTGTTTTATAAACAACTGCTTCCCTTGGTACGTTATGTATTTTTCGTTGTTGGCAACAAACTTAAATACTTTAACAAAGTCATCTAAATCCTTTGCTTGAGAATAAGTTAAGTCTAAAAAAGTACGACCTTGAAAGGGTAACGAAGATAGCAAATCATTGTACTTTTTTATCAGTACGTCTGCGCCGATAGAAACTTCATCATTATACTTTTTCGTTAGGAACGCCCACATATGTTCATCACGTTTAGGGGCAGACGTACCAAGTAAAGGAGCTAAGAGGTTATCAAGTTGCGCTCCGTATTCTCCACCTAAACCAAAACTATTTTTTATTCTGTTGTTAATCAGACCTAACTTCTTTTGTACTTTAACCGCTGCTTGGTACTCTGCTAATCTTTTTGTGTATACCTTTTTAAGACGACCTACATTTTTCTTATCTGATTTCTGTATGATATTCAATAGTTTAGTAACTGCTTTTTTTGAAGCCTTAACTTCTCTCATTACAAGTTTAGCAGGAAGTACATCTTCAGTTCGTCTTAAGGCTTCTACATGCTTCTGTTTTAGTAGTCGACCTTCTTTAAAGCCTGTAGTATCACCATGTAATTTAAACAGGTAATCTGCTTCTTTAGAAGCTATACGTATAGAAATTTCATCAGCGTATACTCGGTTAAGCTCCGAAGCTAATTCTGCAGTTGCTACACGTCTGAATTGTCTTTGGTTAGGTGTCTCAAAGATTTTGAGTACCATATTGTCGATATCATCATAGCCAAAATCTTTAGCTAATTTCTCTAAATTAGCAGAGACTCCCTCTTTACCCAGTAATCCTGGGTGTCTTTTTGCAAAGGTCTCTGCTAATTCAGGAGAAGCAAATTTATAACCAGAAGGAATACCCCCTTCTTTTTGTAGAGTTTCGACGATATCTTTCATAGTGTGCTGTCGCCATTTTTCATTCGCAACTTTATTTACTGTGTTACTTTTAAACTTGTCAAACTTTATAGCATAGTCTCTTATTGCATCTTCTTCGGCTATACGTGCAAGTTTAGAATAATCAGAGGTATGTAACGTTTTTTTCTTCTTTAAGGTGGTAAGTAACTCGTCTATATTACCTGTTTTAGCCGGTACTTTTTTTAAATTCTCTAATCTTTTACCTACTTTTTCAAGACGAACATCATACGCTGTTTGTTCAAAAAGATGTAACATCTTTGAACTTGCTTCTGTATCCCCCATGTCCATCTTAGTTATTATGTCAGAGGCATCTTCAACAAATTCTTTAGATAACCACCCACTCTCTTTAGCTACAGCAAACTCTTTAGACCAAAACTGATGCGGGGCATTTGATATCTTATGGGGTATTTTAGCCGCAGTTCTTTCCGCAGTTCTCGCAAGTCTTTTAATCGTACCTCTTACCAACCAGTTTTCAACAGTAAACGCCGAAAGTAATGTCGTACCCATATACACAGGAAAATCAAGAGAAGGATGTACTTTACCTGCCTGTTTGCCCAAATAAGAACTTCCGGCTTCGGCACCAAGAGTTGTAACTACACCGACAGCAGCAGCAGTGGCACCAAAAATCGCCGCAGATGCTATACCTATCCCTGCAGTTATCGGAAGAAGCCAGTCCTCTTGGAGAGCATCTTCTTCTGGTGACCAAGGTTGCCGAAATTCAGCCTGCATCCGTTCAAAAGAATCTTCTTTTAAACTCTTCTCTTTATATTCTTTCTGCATTAACTCAAAAGAATCATTCTGTTCCGGCATTTTTATCCTCATCTGTGAGTCTGTTAGCAAGTTCTATTAATGTTTCAGCGAAAGTAGGTCTATTTTCTTCGTACTCTATTTGCATCATCTCAAAAGAATCATCGTATTCTGGCATTTTTACTCCTTTTTCCAGGATAAGGTCTACCTGTAACCATTCTTATAAGATCAAAAGCTCTACCTTTAACTTGTTTACGCCATAAACTATCATACATATGGTAGCCAACTTCATCCCAGTTTGTGTCTTTTCCTTTTCGCAATTCTGCGAACATTGATGGGAACTGTACTCTGTTAGCGCCTAAATTAAAAGTCATATTGATAAAAGAGTCTTTTCTATCTTGTGAATACTTTTTAAAATGCGGGAAAATTCTTGCTGCTTCTTTTTCAGCAATCTTTACATCTTCGCGAAATAGCTTTACTGCGTCTTCGTAAGAAATACCGTTTTTATATCTGCCTGTTTTCTTATCTTCTTTAGTCAGCAGGTGTCCTATGCCCACAGTATCTTTGCCTACAGAATCTTTGTACACAGATTCTTTATAGCCTTCGTGGTTACTCAAAGTTCGTAAGCCTTTTTCAGATAACATTATTTACCGCCTTCTTCCTGAGCTATGATCTTCTTTGCTCGTGCTATACTCTCAGGTGTTATAGGAATCCCCATATCCTGTAAGCGTTCGATAGCTATTTTATTTTCTGGATTGCCACCAGTGGCAGTCTCAGCCCATTGTTCCGCCCGAGCTTCTCGGGGCAGACGTAGTATCTTACCTTCCTTCAGTAACTCGATGGGATTATACTGCCAGCGTCTTGTGTACTTTTCAAAAACAACATTCCAAGGAGCTTTTCCTGGACGGAACTCCGGACGACCGTAAGTGTAACTGCCACCCTCTAACATTTTATCTCCAAGATCTTCAATACGTGGGTCAGTAGCAGCGTACCCTAATCTTCTTGCCTCAGCTTCCAACTTTAATTTAAACTTACCAAGTTTAGTTATGTCCACTAATAACTCTTTTTCCGCTAAACCAGAAGGTAATTCTCTTGGCTTATCAATTTTTGATAAATCAATATATCTTTTTTCCACTACATCAAACCAATTTGTTGTGTAACCTTTGTCGATCTGACTTTGAAGTTTACTCATTTCATTGTAGAAAGGTTCAGGTTTAGCACTTGTACCTGCTATCGCATCTAAAATTTGTGCTCTCGTAGTTATCTTTCTGCTGTTTATGTCCCTCATTAAGTTCTGAGAATCTACGTTACTAAACTCCCCGCCCAGTAGTAATTTGTTTTTTCGTACTTCAAAAAAACTTGAACTGACTCTTCCGTCTCGGTACGCTTGTTCCAAATCAGCTAAAGATTCAACGGTGTTAAGTACCCCTGTCTCTTCATTATAAAATTTATCATGGCTACTTACAGCATAATCTTCTTCTCTCTTAGCTTCAATACGCTTTTCTTCATTCAGTTTATAATTGTTGTTACTCCAGAGAAGTGCTGACATTCTTAGTCTTTGTGTTGGTTTTAACCCTAATGTCCCCTTGTCATCGTCGTCTACAAATTGGGCAGCAGCCCCGTCGTCATCACCAAACATTTTTTGAAGAGTGCCTAAAGCTACATCATAAACAGAATCATCTTTCGCTACTTCCATTTTTCCTGCCATAATATTATATGTTTTAGGCAAAGCATTTTTTATATACACTTGATTTTTATTCCAGAACTCAACTGCTCCAGTAGGATTATCACTAACCCATTTGGTTAAAGCAAAAGTTGTGTAATCCTCTCTTAAAGACCTTCCGTTAGTTTCTATCTGTTCGTCTGTAAGATTTGGATGCCGAGCCAATTCAAAAGCTAAAGTGTCGTTCACTTCTTGTTCGAGTCCCGCCACATCACCAACCTGTAAAGATGTGATATTTGTACGAGCATTTTGTATTGTGTGTATTCGAGCTTCTTTATCAGCTATATTACTTTGTGCTATGGAAAAATTGACGACGCTTAAAGCGTGTCTATTATAGTCTCTGTTAAAATATGTGGTCAATTCTCTGGTAGTCTTAGCGTCCAAACCTTCTGGTATTAACTTCTCTCTAAGATCTGGTTCCGCTCCACGAAGTTTCTCTACTAATCCTAAAGCCTGTCCACCAACAAGTTTAGAATACTCCGTTTTGTCGTTACGGAAGTACTCACTTATTTTCATTTGTAATTTTTGAGACTCGGCTACACGAGTAACTTCTTCCTTTTCAGCAAAAACTTCGGACACATCTTTCAACGCCTTACTCATATCTTTTAAACCCTTAGCAAGGAAGTTTTCTCCCGTGCTGACCACATGAGTAGGACGAGCTTTTGTAGCTCTTATATCTTTGATTCCTGGCGTAGCCAATCGGAAGTTAGATATCCGTGATTCTTTTTGTATTGGTAACTGTGGTATTTTAGGCATTTCATATCCCATGTGATTTGCCACTGGTGGCAATCTAATTTATTAATAACTTTTAGTGAACCACTCAGACGAAGTTATACCCGACCCGCCTAACGACGGACTACCTCCGAAACCTCCGCCAACACCAGTGGTACCTGGGGCACCCCCACCACCGCCAAAAGAACCCGCAGCACTTAACAAACTCGACCCTACTGAAAGATACCCGCCATACTGAGCACCTGATGCTTTCTTTTTATACATACTCGCTTCAGCCAATCTACTCTCAACTTCATACCCAGTTTCGGCGTGTAATCTCTCTCTGAACCATTCGTAAGTAGCTTCGCCGCCTTTCTTAACTTCTTCCGCTTCTTTCATACGAGCTTCAGAAAAAATATCATGCCCACGCATTACTGATTCTTTTTCAGTCTCGGATATCTTAGAAGTTCTCGCCATAACCACTAAAGGTGAGCCTTCGGAAAGAGATAATCCTGAAGCAGCGTAGCCAGCTATCTGTGCAGCTTTTACCATATCAGCTTCTTCTTGTATTCGTTCACTTGTAAACTCTGCTTTTTCTAAACTAATATCTGTTTCCCACTCAGCACGTTCCATAGCAAGTGCGGACTCATAATCTATCTGTTCTTGTCTAATCCGTTTTTCACGAGCTTCACGTTCTTGTGCTCTTTCCGCTTGTTTACGAGCTTCTCTTCTCTGCGCATCAGCTTGGTCTTTCTGCCCTTTATACGACATGTACGCTGACCCTGCTGAAAGAGCTACTGCTGCAACAGCTAACCCGACGCCCATATTACACCTCCAACATTACGTTATAATCTGTGAGCTTAAATCCTAATTTATTCGTTAAAGGTAGAAAAGCATGTTGGGCATTCATGCTCAACAAAATAATATGTACTCTTGCTTTCAACTTTTCTACCGCGAATTTAATGAGTTTGTATCCTACCAGACCTTTCCGGTGTTCTTTGCTAACATAGAGAAAATCATTCTGAGCTACTAAAATATCTTTACTGTGTAAATGAGGAGCTATCACTGACACATAATGACCTATTAATTTTTTGTCTTTTCTTACCGTAACCACGTGCAACATGTTTTTACTTTCTAAAATTTCATAGGTTTCCCACTGCGGATTTAAATGTATACCTTTCTCACTGGTAGCATTAAGTCCCACTTCTTCCCATTGTATCTTAAAAATAGGTTCCATCTCCTCAACAACATCCGTCCAATTTTCTTCTTGATAAGTTATCATGATGTTTTAGCCTCATACATAATCGCTAACAAATTGAAAGGTAAAGGACTATCATGGACGATTTTCATTTTTGACTGTCTATCAAAGCTGCCAGTAAAAGGCGTTGGTTCAGTGTCACCTGTAAATAAATCGGAGGAACTAAAAGAATACTCGTCTAACAAATCATTAACATCTCCTAATTTAAAATTTGACGATCTGTCCAAACGTAACGCAACTCTTCTTATTCTTTTTATAAGTCCCTGTGAAGTACCTAAAGGATTACCACCCTCTATGGGCAGAGTAACAATACTACTCTCGTAAGGAAGTCCAACGTGTACTTTATCCACTGCTGTATCTAAAGTTATCGACCCACTGGACACCACCTTAGAATCTTGTACTACGCCATCTCCGAGGACGGCGACTGTTTCTCCTTCAAGATGGCTAAGCCCATTTACTACTGTAAAAGCGTCCCCTGTTTCTGTTACACCCGAGTCCACGAAGAAAGAATCTTCAATATCATCTTCGTCAGATAAGCCTTCAGTCATATACTCAAGATAGCTTACTGTCGCTCCATTTATAGTTCTTTCTATAACTGCCCATACTTCATCTTTACGTACCCCTTCTACTGCTCTGGCAGGAGCTAACCAATGAACTTTAGCATCTGTTCCACTGATAGTGTGTCTATGCCACCCGAATATTTTATGCTCTGGTTCGTAAGTTAGCCCTATCAACCGCCCATCTGTCCGTGCTGCCCACATCATAGAAGCAGGTAAATTTATGTACATGTAGTTCTGGATGCCTGATTGAGCTATATGGTTGCTTAAAATAGTTAAATCAGAGGCTCTGTATTTATTTGAATAGCCACCGGTGGCAGTCCCAGCTGCGAGACGACGAAAGATCCTCTCACCTTTCTGTAGCATGATAACACTGTCGTCAATTCGTACAGGTTCTCTATCAGCACTACCATAGTTTGTCAGTAACACCGGTCGTACATTACTTGGTGTTAAAGCTTCATTTAAAGCATTGGCGCTAAGTTTAAACTCTGCGTTAGCTCCGCCTAATAATATCTCCTCTCCAGAAGAAGCCCATAAAAATTTAGAAGCTGCTTTAATTTTTAACTTCAACCCTTCATTATCAAGACCAGTTCCGAGTCTCAAATCATTGTATTTGGCAGATTTACTACCCCATATAGCGTTGAGTTCATGCGGAGTAGAGGCAAAAAAATGTCTTTGCTCGTAAAACCAATTAATAGCTGGGTAGTTATTAATTGGTATTTCTACTGTTGTTTCCACCTCAACTTCTTTTCCTGTTGGTGAAGTCATTACACGTTGAGTTGTATCTTCTTCCGTGCCAAATCTACTTACTGCTACAAATAATCTTAAGTCATGACTCCAACATAACTCATACCAGCTATTGTTGTTATCTCCTGCTCCACGTACCGATTCCCAAGTAATTCCGTCAGATGAAGTATACACTCTATTCTCGTCGGTATCATATTCTCGATTCAAAGCGACAAAAAGAGATAACGTACCACTCCAGCAAATAGACCCGAACTTTACATTAGAGTCTTCTACTCTCGTCTCCCAATCATACCCGTTAAAAGAAGTTAATATCAGCCCTTCTTGGTAGGGCAGCCCATGCCCTACTGCGCAAAATAGTTCTTTCTCCGGACTCCAACAGATATCCCGCATCACGCAAGACACACCAAAAGACGCAAAATTCCAATTAACTCCATCAGGTGAAACATAACAACGTGACCGACCAGTTGCAGTTGCGAATAATCCTAATGAAGGACTCCAACACACCCCATATAGCTCCATTGGGGAATACCCAACATTTTGGGGAGTCCAAGTAACTCCATCGGGGGAAGTCAGTATTCTAAGCCCCGATGTTGCCGCACCAACTGCACAAAAAAGAGATATTTCTGGCGCCCAACAAACTGCTCTCCAATTCTCTTGTGCAATTCCACTTGGGACATCCCAATTAATACCATCTTCAGAAGTAGCTATAGAAACACCATCATAAGATGTCGCAACAAAAATTTCTAATTCAGGACTCCAACAGATATCACTCCAACTACCATCAACGCTGGTATAATGTGTTGTCCAATTTTTCCCGTCGGAAGAAGTCATTGTGTTATGATGCGCTCCTGCTACAAATATCCCTAACCCAGGACTCCAACAAATGGACATCCAACTTTCGGTATCGCATGTCTGTATCTCCCAAGGTTCAGGAGTTTCGTATGTGTACTCTTTTTCAATCTCGTCAGTTACATGCCAGTCAGATGTAGATACTTCAGAAGAAGTCATTACTCTGTTGCCAGTACCACTTTCGGCTACTGCTGCAATACGGCGTATTCCAGGTGCGTTACATATTGCTGTCCAATCATTATCTGCTGGAGAATCTATTAGCGTCCATTCTTTACCATCGGGAGAAGTCATAATTCTATCTCCTGTTCCGTCTTTAGCAACAGCAATAAAACTAGAAAACTCATAACTCCAGCATATAGATTGCCACTGGTGGCTATCTGGAACTGTGTGTATTTCCCACTCAACGCCGTCAGATGAAGTCATCGCTCTTTCATCTGTTCCGCTCTCCGCGATAGCTACAAAAAGTTTTCGAGTAGGACTCCAACAAATATCTTTCCACCCGTTGTCTATATCAACTGCTCGTGTCGTCCAATCATCCCCATCAGGGGAAGTCATGACTCTATACTGTTCACCTTCTGATACATCATTTTCAGAAGTCATGACTCTGTTATTTACCCCAGTTGAGGCTACTGCGACAAAACGCTTTAATTCTGGACTCCAACAAACCCCTTGCCAATCGTTATCCGCTGCTGACACTCGTGAAGTCCACTCTTTACCATCTGGAGAAGTCATTACTCTATTATTAGTACCTGTTTGCGCAACAGCTATAAATAATTCTTTTTCTACACTCCAACAAACTGATTGCCATTCCTCTTCTGAAGCTGCTTCATAAGTAACCCAATCGAAACCGTCCGAAGAACACATAGTTCTATAACCCCCGTCCTCCGCAACAGCTACAAAAAGTTCTAACTCAGGACTCCAACAAACTGATACCCAATCATAGTTAGCACCATACCCTCTGTTAGTCCAATTAAAACCATCAGAAGAAGTCATTACTCTACTGCCACCAGTATCCGCTACTGCTACAAAAAGTTCTAATTCAGGACTCCAACAAACTGACTGCCAGTCGTTATCCCCAGAAGTATCCCTATTATCCCAATTTATGCCCTCAGAAGACGACATAGCTCTATTATCTCCTGATTGAGCAACAGCTACAAACAGCTCTTTTTCAGGACTCCAACACACTGAATGCCAGTCGTTATCCCCAGATGTAACTCTGTACGTCCAGGCAGCGCCGTCAGGAGAAGTCATTACTCTATGCGTACCATTACGAGAAACAGCAACAAAAAGCTCTCGTAATGGACTCCAACAAACTGACCGCCATTCATTCGCCTCTGCTGCTGTTTGAGTATCCCAATTTTTCCCGTCAGAAGAAGTCATAACTTGATACGCACCATCACTCGATACCGCTACAAAAAGTTCTAATTCAGGACTCCAACAAACAGACTGCCAGAAATTATGTGCTGCGGGTGTCTGTACTTCCCACGTGTGCTTGTACTCATACCCGTATGGATTAGACGCATTAGCCACAGCTACAAAAAGTTCTTGTAAGGGGCTCCAACAGACTGACTGCCAATCATTGTCCGCTGCTGATATCTTTGTTTCCCAAGTAATTCCGTCCTCGGAGACCATTACTCTATCCTCCGTTCCGCTACTCGCCACCGCAACAAACAACCCCAACTCAGGACTCCAACATACCGCCATCCAGTCATTGTCTTCCGCAGAAACTTGTATACCCCAGGTAACACCATCAGAAGAAGTCATTACTCTGTTACCTGTACCTGTATTAGCTACCGCAACAAATAATTCTTTTTCAGAACTCCAACAAATATCCTGCCAATCTTCATCTGCTGCTGAAACTTGTACGTCCCAGTTAATACCATCTTCAGAAGTCATTACTCTGTTACTCGTACCTGTATCCGCAACAGCACAATAAATTTCTAATTCAGGACTCCAACAAACACTTTGCCAATCGTTATCTGCTGCGGAATTTCTCAGTATCCAAGTGTGCTCGTAATCGTGGACGAAAACTATATCACTTAAATCCCAATCTGTATGCTCTGTTCGTGTTAACGCAGCGGGAGGGTGGTTAGTATGAGTGAGGTATAAAGTGTCTTCGTCAGTAGAAAAACCTAAATCTTGCAATTCATTATACGCATACGTAGTTACTACTTCATACGGTGCGGAATCTTCTTGAACTTGTTCCTGATTTAAGTAGAATCGGATATAGTACTCGCCTATTTCCAGAACATAGGCGTATTTATTTTTGTAGTTAAATTCTACAATTATAGGTTTTCTTTCAGAATTTTTTACTTCTGCGACAAAATGAAATCCACCTCTTTTTATGAGACCACCATGAGGTTGTACAATCAGGTTCTCTGAAAAACTTACTCCAGATTTGTATTTCTCTAATTCAACTTGACCACGTAATCGTGGACTAAGTTCCCCCGAATTAAAGCTACTTTGTAGTGCATCGAATTTCATTTTATCTCCTGGAGCCTTCGGCTAACTAAGATCGCCACCAGTGGCAGTCCCAAATTAAAATCTCGAATCTATCCAATCAGTCGCTTCTATACTTGCTAAATCCTGTTCGATAGAACCAGCAAAACGTGCTTCAGATAATTTCACTTCAAACAGTTCGTCCATCTGTTTACTCAAATTTACGCTATCAGAAAGAGGTACTGCTAATTCTCTTGCTAACAACGCAGCTAATGTTTCTGTGAAAGAGTCGTCCATCAATGCAACATCCTCTACTCCGTAAGTGTATTTAATATACAGAGTCTCTTCATCGCATAAAATCTTACCTGCTTCAATAACATACGGAACTGTGTTTGGGTACAACTCTCGTAACTGGATATAATCATCGGGTAGAAGAAACTCCGCGCTGAACTCAAATTCGGGAGTAGTCGATTCTGCAGTTAATGTGGCTCTCTTGGCAGCAAAGTTCCACATATACTTACGTAACAAGTAGTTACGTTTATTAGCATATTTTAAATTGCATAACCGTGCAGCTTTTGTTTCGTCAGACAAAGCTGTTATTGTGTTCTCCCCAAGAGAAGTAAGAGCTTCGTTACATATTTCCACTTCTGTAAGCATTGCATTCTCCTATAAGTATTAGTATTTTCATAACTCCATAAATTTCTTTATGGAGTTAAAACTACACTAACAGTGAGCATTAATCCAACACGTAAGCAATATAACCTTTGAGAGTATCCGTAGCAGCTATTACAGCAGTTTTTACTGTTGCAGTAATCACGACCCCTTCCTGTGACTCAAATACTTTTGTCTGACAGTCAGCAAGAATTGCTGCAACATTACCAACAGTAACACTACCTGTAGACTCACAATCAATGTTGTCATCCAGACCATCTTCATCAGCAACAACAGCAGTACCGTCAAAATCTGTATGAGCAGCCCACCCGATGTCGAGGTCTACTGTCCCTGTAGTCAAAGTGTGGCGCACAATACTGGCATAACCAAGTAATCGTATACGTCCAGCGGGGAGTTTAACAAGCTGTATAATAGTATCCGCAGCTCCTTCCGCAACCTGCTCGTAATCGAATCTTGCCATGCGAATTTTTCCATGTAACTCATCGACATTTATCGGTTCGGCGGGTACTGCGTCTAATTTCGTTACCTGCTCCGATTTAAACGTAGCCATATTTAATCTCCTATCCAAAGTTTTGAACTTCGTTCTGTAGAGGTAGAAAGAGACTGCCACCAGTGGCAGTCCCTATGTTAATCAAGATTCATCACATCCAATTTCAACAACTTTCTTTTCTTCCATACGAGTAGCGCCGATTGTCATACCACACCATACCTGTGTAAGATGATTCTTATCGTTACGTTCAGATATTTTTGTGTGTATATCCGCTCCGATACCAAGACAGATACCGTCCTGTGCCCAAGCGATACAAGTACGAATATCGCTGGCTACAGTAAGACGCTGAGACCTGTGAAAAGTGAAACCCATAAATTCATTCATCTCACCTTTAACAAGGGCTTTAACAGAGTTGTAATCAGAACTTGTCACTGTTGTGTTATTGAGTAAATCCTGGAACTGTTCGGAAGACATACACATATGCAGAGGTATATCTTCGTCAATATCGTTTGTCCAAAAAATACCTTTCGCAGCGACGAGTTTCGCAATCGTCATCCCGGTGCTACCATGCGCTATTTTCTGGCTATCAGGAAGAATTATTGCTGAACCCCCAGCTTTACCAGCGTATGATGTTCCACTTGCTGCTGTTATAATAGCATCATCTATGGAACGACCAAAAGCATTAACTGCATTGATAGCGTAAGGACTCGTCGGATTAATAAGAGTACGAATTAAATCCTCATTATCAATAAAATCCGCCCATACATAATCATCAGCTGACAATTTCCTGCGTGAGTGCGGGGTATCTATCTGTGGCGTGTCCATGTGACGAGAAGTCTTTTTCTGAGCTGCTGTTGCCCCTATCTGCTCAAAATAAGCATTCTCACCGTTAACTGACTCATTGCGAACCGTGCTTCGCAATCTTGAACCTTTCTGCTGTGCTAACAGAACAACATTACTTTTATATTGTTCCACCATTGCGGTTGTTATTTCTACCGACATTTCATTGAACCTCCTTTGTTATTTTATTATAAGATAATCACATTTTGCTTTGTGGGTTATCTCCTAAACAAAGGAGACCCTGATACTATTTTAACGCAGGGCTTTCGGCTTATCTGCTCTGTGGTAATACAGAAGTACTGCCATATAAATGCTGCATAAGTTTCGCTACTTTGTCAACTGCTATCTTATGCGCGGGATTAGTAGCGTCCATGTACTCCGGTGATGCTTGTACAGTCGCTATCTGTTCTTTTACAGAACCTTCTGACTGTAAAAGCTGACCCGTATTCTTATCTAAGCCCAGGTCTTCCGCCATCATCGCGCCAACTTTCATATTGAAACGTATAAAAGCGGGGTGGTTGCCTACTCCTGTTGCGTCCATCAACTGCATAAACTCTTCGCCCCCAAGCTTTTGTGCCGCTCTATTCGCCAAGACCATCTTCCCATCATACGCTGCGCCAAATTCAGTGCGTAACTGGACTTCGTTATTAAGCTTTTCAGACTCGCTGAATGTCCTCATTTCTTTGAGCTTCGAAGACGAGAGTTCTGAAAAAGACGAGAATAATTCTGAAGCCTGTTTGTTATTTAGACCAAGTTCGAAGGCTTTTGTACGGAACCACTCTGAGTCTTTCTTGACCATTTCAGCTAACTTAGGGTCGAGCTGATCAGATACGGGAAGTTCATAAAGTTCCGCTGTATCCGGTTTCCCAAGACGTTTGTAAGTGGTGTCCCACTCTTCAGGGGACTTAGGCATCGGTATTTTGTCTCTACCTATCATCTGTTCGGCATTCATGTAACTACGAGCTACATTAATAGGCATGTTAATCATCTCTGTTTCATCTTTAAACTTCTCAAAAGTAGGCATACCTTTCATATCTTCCGGCAAACTCTCTCTCCAAGAAGTCGGTGGTGTAGCCGGTGGTGTAGCCGGTGGTGTAGCCGGTGGTGTAGCCGGTGGTGTAGCCGGTGGTGCAATTGGATCAGTCATTTATTCTTCTCCTCCATCAGCCATAGTAATTATGTCTTCGGGCTTCATGTTTAAAATTGTTAGGATACGCAACACAGCGTTACGTTCTCCGCTATTAAAAGCATTCATGTAAGGGTCAAGACTAAACCCGCCATCGAATACTCCGTGTGCTTTACACATGTCAGATAATACCGCTACCACTTGTGGTGAATCTAAGTTAAAAACCTCTTGGTATTTTCTGTATAATTTTTTATGCAGTAAGTTGTCTAACATGATTGCCACTGGTGGCAGTCTCCTTTACTGTAGTACTCCAAAACTTTCTCCGGCTAATCCGGCTTCCTGTGCTGTCGCTCCTGCTCTCGCCATAGAGTCCGCACCTTGACCGGAAGCTCTAAGATTCTCTGCGTTCTGTCTTTCTTCTTCTGCTTTACGTCTGGCGTCACGAATACCCTTAACTGCTTTTTCATCTTTAAGGTATCTCTGGTTAACACTAAACATCTCAAAAACTCCTCGTCCCATTTCATCAGTATTGAATA